GAAAGATGCAGAAGCAGCTTATGACTCAGGTATGCAAAGTCAAGAAGCTGATGCTGCAATGGCTGAATAACAGAATTTACAGAGAAAGGTAACTCTGTGGATAGACAAGCTACCTTCTAGCAATAGAAGCCCTTGTAGTTTTGTTTTTAAACCCAAACACCTACCTTAGCTACCTTCAGTTAAGACGAAGCCCTAAAGGAGGACAATATGAGTGAAGAAAACAAAGAAGGAAACAAAGTTCAAGCAAATCCTTACAACATGAGAAAGTCTTGGCACACAGATAATGTAATGCCAACTGACCTTAAAAATGCTGATAGTGGATTGTTTGTGCCAAACCCTGATAGTAATAAAGGTGAACCAGAAGCTACTGCTCAAACGAGCAACCCTGAAGGTTCTACTAATAATACTACAGCAACTATGGATAAGGTCCAAGATTCTGCATTAAATGTAGAAACTAATCCTTATAACAAAGTTGATTACAAAAAGAGATATGACGACCTAAAACGATATTATGATAGGAAGTTAGGTGAGTGGACATCAAAGGAAAATGACCTCAAGACTCAGTTAAGAGAGAATAGACCTAAGTATACACCACCAAAATCTAAAGAAGAGTTAGACTCTTTTAAGAAAGACTATCCTGACATATATGGAGTTGTGGAAACTGTATCTCACTTGCAATCTGAAAATCAGATGCAAAACTTACAAGAAGAAGTTGACTCTTTGAAAAAGCAAAATCAAGCTTTAGCTCAAAGAGAAGCTCAGTTAGAGTTAGGAAGATTACATCCTGACTTTGGAGACATTAAAGAATCAGATGATTTCCATAACTGGGCAGACTCACAACCCATGGAAATTAAATCATGGATTTATGAGAACAACTCAGATGGTAGACTTGCAGCAAGAGCAATTGACTTATATAAGAAGGACCGAGGACTTGGTTTAGATAAAAAAACTACGAAAGAAGTTCAACCGACTCAAGGAGCAGACTTGTTAGTTAAGACTAATGAACAAGTTCAAATCCCTAAATCTAATGAACCTACTTTCAATCGTTCTGATATAGCTAATATGTCAGATGCAGAGTTTATGGAATACGAAAAACAAATTCTAAAAGCTCAAAGAGAAGGAAGAATTAAATAATTTTTCTTTCATTTTTTATTAACCAATAACAAAGAAAAGGAGTATAACCATGGCTAAATTTCAAGGTGGTTCATCTTACAACTTTCTTACTTCTGTTTCAGGGCAAACTAATGGTTTCTTTATCCCTGAGATATATTCTAAGAAAGTACAAATCGCACTTAGAAAAGCTGCTGTTGCAGAAGCAATCTGTAACACAGACTATATGGGTGAGATTTCAAACTTTGGTGATACAGTAAACATCATCAAAGAACCTCAAATATCAGTAGCAGATTACACAAGAGGTCTTGCTGTAACTTCTACTAACTTAACAGACCAAGAGCTTGTTCTTACAATTGACCAAGCAAAATCATTCTCTTTCAAATTAGATGATTTAGAGAGAAGATTTTCTCATGTCAATTTCCAAGCAATAGCATCAGACAATGCTGCATACAAACTAAAAGATGCAATGGATAGCAATATCTTAGCAGCTATTAGTGCAGGTGC